TGAATCAAATTGTATTTTTATTTCTTATTTTAGTATTAGCTATAGGATTACCTCTTTTTTTTAAGATAAAAGAATCATTTAAAAAGAGAGAAGGATATGAAAATTATACTTTAGACGGGGCTATGGGAGGTTTTCCTTCAGCTCAAACAGATTTATTAGTTCAAGATTCTTACCCAAGAATAAATAGGTATGGCATATCAAACAACAATTCAAGTGATATATGGTGGCATTTTCCAACTTTTAAATTAGGTTCTTATGCTCAAATCACTAATAATATAAGATATCCTAATAATCCTGACGAAGGAACTTGCATGCCAGCTTCAATGTGTGGTGCATTGTACCATGAAAAACAATTAAAGACAAATTATGTGAATCCTTTGCCACCTGTAAATCCTAATTGTGGAACACGTGTAGGTTATTTTACGACGAATAAAAATTTAATGCCTTTTAGAACAGATGTCCCAAATATTTTATATTAATTTTACTTTTCAATAACATCAGTCTCTATTTTAATTATTTTATTAAATTTAAGTAGACACCCGTGTGATTCGTTAGTATTTACAAAAGGTTTAAAAGGTTCTTTTTTAGGTTTTTTATTGGGAGCTCTATGCTCATAACCTGTTATGCGTTCTTCTTCAATAATTTTCCATACTTTTTCTAGCTGCTGAATATTATTTTTAAACCAATCCCTCTTTCTCAACACAAGTACACAACTGAAAACGTCCAATTTCCAATAAATAAATTTCAAAAATGTATAGTTATATTTTTCTGATTGATAGAGAGAAATTGCATTTTCTTCCCAGTCAATAATCTCTTGATATGTTGTTAAGTTAAGAGGTTTATAGACATAAAATGGTTTTCCCTCTTTAGTATGAAAATAAATAATTATGCCTTTTTGTTTTCCATCAGAAGAAATAGTTATATTTGATGTATATTCATCATAATTTTCATCATCATAATTGAAATCGTCATTATAGCTATGTCTATCAGGATATTCGATAAATTTAGTCTCTAAAAAGTCGCATTCATTTAAATCACAAACTTCCATTTGTAGTTGCATTTGTGTCCAATATTCTTTTTTAGGTATTCCTGTAATTTCTCTACTAACTGGATTTTTAATTTCAAGCATTCTACCGTAACGGTCACAATCTTTATTAATAATAATACCGTCTGGAGAAGCAGCTAAAAACTTATATGTAGGATGTTGGATGCATCCAAAATCTTCCACTTTTGTTCCATATTTTTGTTCATAAATCATAACGCTTAATGGTTCATATTTTTGCCCCCAATGCAGAGGTGTATTTGTATTTACCATTTTGTTTTTTTCTTCATCGCATTCTTCATTGGTTTTTAATGGTTGACATTTTTCATAAATAAGCTGGTTTATAGAAGATTGGGATTCAAATGCTTTCCATGCGTTGCTTGCAGTAATACAGTTCCAACGAAACTTATACCAACCATCAGTTCTTTGAGTTTCTTGTGGTATTTCTCTCAACCCTTGTATTTTTTTTTCAATTAAACTTAACTCTTCATCATTATATTCTTCTGGTTCTATAACTTTATCTTTGATGTCTTGCGATTTATCAGGATGAAAAGTAGTAATAAAAATATTAAAAGATTCTTCTAAAATATCATTTAGGTCATCTTCAATAAAATCACTTTCAAGAATGTGGTCTTCAAATTGAATAAAAAATATTTCTTTAATTTCTTCTAAAAGAATCTCGTCAAAATTTGGTTCAGAAATAATAGTTGGATTCTCTCGAATGTATTCTTCCATTAAATCAAACACAGTTTCAAATAATTCTAAGGCAAATTCTTCAGTAAAAATGCTAGGTTCGTCTTCAAATACTAATGTATCAAGAATATCTTCTAGGTCTTCTAATTCTGAAATAAGCATAGCTATATATACTCTTTTTATGTTTTTAATATATTATTAACCAACTTTAAAAATATATTATATGTTTTTCTTAGTTTAATTTATGTTTTTTTAATTTTCTTCGTCTGTTGCCGAATCGTTGTCATTTTGTTTTGAATCAGTTATTTTATTCCTAATAGTTCCAGCTTTTTTTACAGAAAGTGATTTTAATGTAGAAACACGCTTGTCTATATTTTTTAAAGTAAAGTGTTTTGTACTTTTAATGTATGTTAATGCAGGTATTTCCTTAATAGTTCCATTAGATTTATCATAAGAAACGTCTTTAACTCTTTGAAGTTTTTTTCTGTCAATGCAGTCCTTTAAAAAGGTTACCAAAAGTTTTGATTCTTCTTCATTTAAATTTTTATCTTTTTTATATACATCTACAAAATCAATTAACTTCTTAGTTTTTACTGTTTTATTTAGTTTACACCAAGGTTCATTATTATTATTATTTTTTTCATTTTCCAAAAATTTTTCAAGATTTGATAAATCATTTGAAGATTTTGTTTCTTGTAATGGATTTCCATTTAATAACATAGTCTTGTATTTTATGTTTTTAAGCTCTTGGCATTCGTCGTTAACTGGCGCTTCTTCCATAACTAATTATATATTAATATGTAAAATTGAGTTTAACTTAGTTTCGTAAAATATTAATTTATTAATCAATTTTTATATCAGTTAATTATAAAATATTTTATATTAAATATAATATACAATATTATATATTGTAAAAATGTCGGAAGACCAAAAAACGATAAGCATTACAGGGACAAACAATAAATACCAAATAAAAAAAATGATAAAAGACCATAAAGTTGAAAAAGAGATTAAAAAACGAGTAGTATCTGAAAAATGGACTTTTTCTGATGAGTGTTTTTTATATCCTTATCAAATAAAAATATTGAATAATATTCTTGAAAATAATTTTCAAAATAATGATGAAATTTCAAAAATAGCTATTCAAGAAATAAATAAAAAAATATCAGGATACAAACAACAAGATACTCTTAAAAAACGTTACGACTCTGAAAAATTTTTAACTTTTGAGTCTGTTATTAAAAAATTAATCGAGGCAGAATTAAAATGTCGTTATTGTAAATGTGAAATGTCAATTTTATATGACGTGTCAAGAGAAATGAAACAATGGTCTGTTGATAGAATCGATAATGACAAAGGACATAACATAGATAATTTTCATTTAGCTTGCTTAGACTGTAATTTAAAAAGAAGACGTAGAACAGATGAAAAATTTTTGTTTACAAAACAGTTAAATATTGTGAAACAAGACAATTACACCTTTTAACATTTTAAATGCCGATTTAATATATATTATTATATATAATGGTTAAATATATATATTACACCGGCGTTGGAGCAAAAAAAAGTGGAAAACATACTGTAGACGAATTTTTAAAAATAATGAATAAAAATTATAATATAGAATGTTCTGAATTCTTACCTGAATTAGATTATAAACCATGTTATGAATATAAAGAAATGAACCGTAAAGCTATAGAATATAATATGAAACATAACAAACCATTATTTGATTATAATAGGAGCAAAAAAACAGAAAAAAAATATAAAAAACTACTAAATAAATGTAATAAATATAAAAAAACAGCAAAAAAAAGAAATTGTAATCTAGATGAATACATTAAATTTAGTGGTGCTGAAACAAAAATTTAGGCATTTGAAATGTTAAAAAGTGTAAAAACAAATTAAGTTTATTAATAATATTTAATCCCTATAGGAATATTATTAGTATGGAATGGAAATGGACAAAAGGTGAACCATATGAAAGGTCTAGAAGATTAAAACATGTTGCTGAGATAGAAAACCAACAATTTAGTAAAGAAGTTGAAACAGATGCATATACCTCTGCATTGAATCACGATGAAAATACGTGGGACATTTTAAATCAAAGTCTTTCAGGAACAGGGTTTAAAGTATCTAACAAGAGAGAAGAATTAGATACCAAAATTGCCGATAGACATTTGGTTCAACAAAGAGGTTTTAATCCTTTTTTAGGCGATAACGACTACGTTAATGACGTTACGGTTAGAGACCAATTTTTAAAACCAATGAATACAACTTCTGACAGAGCTTCTACTACAGGTGAAAAATAAATTTAAGCTAAACTTTTATTACACATGGTGTATAATAAACGATTAACAAAATAAGCAATAAAAATGTTGAAAAATAAAAGCAATCCGTGTACAGCAACTTTAAAGGTAAATTCTTTTGGTCTTCTAATAACCATTAATATTCCAGCAATAAGCGTAACGACTAATAAAAAGAAAAAAACAGCAGTTAAAAAGAAAAAATATATACACGATTCACTACTTAAAGGACCAAAAATCATATTCTGCAAGCTTGCCATTATATATAACAAATAGTTTTTTATAATTAAAAAATTATATAATTGTCAATAAACTACTTAAATAATTATTTGAAAAACTTAAATAATGAGCACAAATACTATTTATACTACGCAAAATGAATTATTACTAAATAATTTAATGGAATTTTATAAAGATGAAAGTAATTTAACTAGAATGCTTAAAATAATTACCGGCGAATCTAAAATTTCGCTTAGAATTGTAGACTGGTTTTCAACAAATTATGCTAAAAAGTATTATACATTATATACAATTAATAAACCTAACGAACCGATTAAAAGATTCAAGGTTTACTTTGATTACAAGCTTAAATTAAAAGCGTATAGTAAAAAAAGATTTGACCCTTTCTGTCGTTGGGATAGAATAAGCATTCCATATAAAAATGATACTTGTATTGAAACAACTATTGGACAACTTAATTTTTTTAAATGGGCAATTGAAAATAATGTAATAAATTTTATTGAAGACAATTATGAAACCATTGAAAAAGATATGAATAGTCGTAATAGCACATCAAAAAGAAAAGAAACTGTTGAAAATTCTAAAACTAGAAAAAAGAGAGAAGAACTTTCCATTTCTGCTACAAAAAGCATTAAAAAAGAAGAGGTTGAAATTGTTGTTCAATTTAATTAATGTTTTTTTATCAAACTATATTAAATGAATGATTTGCAAAAAAGATTTTTGATTTTTTTAATTGGTTGTATAGGAATGCGTACACTGTTTGTTATTATTGCAAAAAACTCTAGCGAAAAATATTTGAAATACATTGGTTATTTAGCTTTGCTTCCTGCAATTGGATTTACATATATATATATATCAGGTTCAAGAAAAACAGGCGCTGAAGTTTTTGGTGGCAAAATATGGTGGAACAACCTAAGGCCACTACACGCATTTTTGTACTTTTTATTTGCTTATAATGCTATTAATGGTAACAAAAATGCTTGGATGTTTTTATTAATAGATGTAGTTGTAGGGTTAATATCATTTTCAACCTTTCACTATTACAATGGAGATTTTTCTAAAGTTTTAAAATAAATTATTATTTTTACATATTTAAATGTTAAATATTTAAAAATAATTTAAAAAGATGTATAATGGGAAACTCACAATCAACTCAAAAAATAAATTATGAAGACATTCAATATGTTATTAGTAATTCGCAATCGCATTTGTTAATAAATACATTAAATGAAAATGAACAAGATTGTCTTATTGTAAACACAACAAACATTAAAAACGAAGAGGCATTAGTTAATAGATTAATACAAACAGCTAGTAAAAATTTAAAAATTATAGTTTATGGGCGTAATTGTAATGATGAAAAAATTTATGTAAAATATAATCAATTTAAATCTCTCGGTTTTTATAATGTATACATTTACACTGGTGGATTATTTGAATGGCTAATGTTGCAAGATATTTATGGAGAGAAAGAATTTCCAACAACAAAAAAAGAATTAGATTTTTTAAAGTATAAACCTCACAAGACATTAAATATTCAACTTTTAGAATACTGAATTGTTTCTTTTAGTTCTCTCGTACTTTTAACTTTTAAATATTCATCCACAGCAATGTTAGACAATTGGTCTGCTCTTTTATTTTCATTTCTTAAAATATGATTAAAATGCAATTCTTCAAATTGTTTTTCTAATTCTTTAGCCTTTTCATAAAGCTCAATTAAATTAGGCGAATTACATTTATATTTCCCAGTCATTTGATTAATAACAAGAAGACTATCTCCTTCAACAATCATTCGTTTTATTCCAAATTCAATAGCTTGCTGCAATCCTAATATTAATCCTGCGTATTCAGCGTGATTATTTGTTGCATTCTCTCCAACAAATAAATGACCAAAATAAATCTCTTTCGTTTCGTCCCAAATTGAATATCCTGCGCCTGCTAGTCCAGGATTGTTTTTACTACAACCATCAAAATTCATCTTAAATATAATTTCAGGATGAATTTTTTTACATTTTTTGTCATTGACTTTTATTTTTGGAAGCATAATGTGTTATATATTAATATATTAAAATTTTCTTTAAGAAGTTTCAGATTTATTTAAAAATATTCATTATATTTTATGTAAACTAATATAAAGAATGTTTAAGTGGATTTTACTTTTATCTTTATTTGCAAACATTATTTTTGCCGACACAGAGTGTCCTATTGTTTCGAGCATTGGTGATAGACGCACAGATAAAAATAAATTAAGGCTTCTCCAATATAATGTAGAATGGCTTTTTATAGATTATTACAGCAGTATGAAGTGTCCGGGAGATGGTTGCACTTGGAAAAATCTTACGGAGGCAGAAATACATATGGACTACGTTTCTAAAAGAATACAAGCTTTAAATCCTGATATTATTAATTTTTGTGAAGTTGAAGGTTGTGATGAACTTAACATATTAAAAGATAAACTAGATGGAACATATGTTTCTTACTTAAAAAAAGGCACTGACAGCGCAACTGGTCAAAATGTTGGGATGCTTACTCGAATTGACCCTTTGAAAAGCTTATATCGCACTGAACTAAAATATAGTTATCCTATACTAGGTTCTAATTGTGGCTATACTGGGTCAGTTAGTTCATCGGGAGTAAGCAAACATTACATTACAGAGTTTCTGTTTAACGGAATCAATATTGCTTTCATTTCAGCACATTTAATTGCTATTCCAACAGATTCATCAAGATGTGCACAGAGAGAAGCACAAGCTTCTGTTTTACAAACAATTATTGTTGATTATATTAATCGCAGTTATGAAGTTATAATGATTGGGGATTTTAATGATTATGATGGTGAAGTGCTTGATGTTAACAGCCATAAACCAACATCGCAAGTTCTTGATATTTTAAAAGGTTATAAAGGCGATTTTGCTGGACAATATCAGCTTTATAGTGCTGCCGAAACTATTGTGCAAAGTGAACGTTATAGCGACTGGTGGGATTCAGACAATAATTGTAATACAGCATCTAAATATGATTATTCAATGATAGACCACATTTTGGTTACAGATGCAATAAGAAAAAATATTGCGAATGTTTTTATTTATCACGAATACAATGAATACTGTGGAAAATATGATTCAGACCATTACCCTGTTGTAGTCGATTTATTAATTTAACTGTTTGAAAAAATCTAATTCTCGTTCAGCCTTTTTATGCAGTTTTAATGATTCTTTTTTGGAATATTGTGTTATAAATAAGTTATCACTCCTGTATTTTAATATGCGCGATTTAAATAATTCAATAGCTCTTTTTAAAGCCGCATCGTATTCTAATTTTTCAACATACATCCCATAAATTACACATCTATCTATATCATATGCTGATAAAAGGTCTGCTTCTCTTACAATGTGATAAGCTAATTGATATTCTTTTAAGTTAGGATAACCATTTGCTTTTACTTTCGAATAAGACATCGTTCCTATAATGTTTCCCATTACTTCTGAATCATTAGGTCTCATTTGTTCCGACAAGTAATTTTGATATTGCAGTATTCCTTGTTTTTCATCCATATATTTTTTATCGCACATATCGTGACCAATTGCTGACATAAAAATAATTTCTTTTTGCTCATCTAAAAATGGATTTTTAATTATTTCACTATTGTAAATTTTTTTTGCAAAGTTGTATACTTCCATACTATGTTTTAAAGCATGAGATTCATCTATTTTGTAAATATCACTTGTTTGTATTACATAACGAAAACCACTATTTATTAAATTCGCTAAAGATAATGCGGTCGGTAAAATTCTCATTTATTAGTTTAACTAAAGTTTTTAAATTTAATTTATAATTATATTTATATTTATGCTTATATTTATGCTTATATTAAATATAACCACATTTTTCTGTTTCAAATAGACCGTTTTTAGTTTTTATTCTAAAAGGGTTACCGCAACCATATATTAAATTATTTTTTAAATAATATTCACATAGTTCTTTTGGAGAATGTGGGTCTATTTGCTCTCCATTAGCTTTTAAAACACCATGTCTAAAAATAGCACAGTTGATTTTTTCTATAATAATATATTCATTACAGTGGGGACATTTTAATATAAGTTGAGCACATATATTAGCTAGTTCGGTCATAAATAATATATATATATTATTTTATTTATATTATTTAATTCTTTTTAGATTTTTAGTCTTTCTTGTCTTTTTAGTCTTCCTTGTCTTTTTAGTCTTTCTTGTCTTTTTAGATTTTTTTCCACCTTTTATTTGTTTTTCATATATCATTAATCCGTTAGCAATTGTATCATACAATTTATTTATTTGTTCTTCTTCTAAATAAGGTCTATATACTTCATCAAATTCAGTTTTGTTACCATTTTTTACTAATTTTCTTACAAAAGAAGCTGAATACTGCTCCAATGGAATATCGCTTATAGCCGTTTCTCCTGGACCACTCTTAATTAAATCATTCATTCCTTCTCTCGATAATATTTTAGTCTTTATAGATTTAACATAACTTTTTTTATTAAAATTTTCTTCAATTCTATTAGCTAAATCTGCTCTATCTTCACCAACTATAAAAAATAAATTAACATCCGAAACTCCTTTTTCTACAAAATCCTTAAATAAAACCGAACCTATAAATCCAAATGAGTTCCCAGATGAACATATAATTACTATATTCATTTCAGAAACTTTTGCTTTATCTTCTTCGTTCGAAGCTTTTTCTATCATTTTGTCTTTATAAACTTCCACCATCTCTCTCAATACTTCAGACTTAAATGCATAGTCAATTGGGTTTGCAGCAATAATTTTTTCTAATTTTTTTGTTTTTGGTGTAGGAATAGTATATGAGCTACAAGGCATAGGATTTATATCATCCATCGTATTTGATAAAATAACAAACACACGATTTATACCTAATTTTAACGCTTCATTAACCATTGTTTCTATAACTAATAAATGACCCGGAGTAGGAGGGTTCATTCTTACAAAAGAAAAAATAAATGTATTATTATTAGTATAATTAATGCTCATATATTATTTAAATATAATTTTATAAATTTAGATTTAATTGTTAATAAATTTATCTATTTCTTGAACCCAACTGTCAAGTTGATTTACATTTTCATAAATATCAATGTTTCCGTCTAAAATTAGCTGGTCTTTGCAAATGCAATCAACAGAACTAGTATCCAACATATTGTCGTGGTACTTGCCACAATTATCTAAATACTCTAATGGAATATTGGATTCGCCTTCTCTCGAACGTTTTAAAATTCTTAAATGACATCTCTCTGGAGACGTTTTAACATAAACAGTTTTGTGAACAGGAAATTCCTCTGCAAATGTGTCAAACCAACTTAAATAAATTTGATAATTTACTTCTTCAATCTTTTTAGAGTCATATAACATTTTTGCAAATACCATTTTGTCTGTGTATAAACTTCTCTCTGATATTATAATATAGGGTTTATCGTCAAAATTTTTCAAATACTCACCTGTAATAGTCTTTTTTGCGTCTCTTAAAACTTTTAACCTTGAAACATATGCCATCATTTGAAATGGAAATGAATATTTATATTGGTCTTCATAAAACTTTTTTAATATTGTTACACCATTTTCATCTTGAATTTTTTCCCAATCATCAACAGGTTCTTTCAAAAATAATACACGACTATTACTATCGTAGTGCTCTTTTAATTTAGCTAAGAGAGTTGATTTTCCCGAGCCAATGTTTCCATCAATTGACACAATTGTAGAATTAATTCCGTTGAAATTCATTTTTACTATATTATACTCTTAAATTTATATTCTTTTTTTTATTCAATTTTATTAATAAAAAAAATTGATTATAAAAATAAACTTAAAGCTAACAATATAACATTAAATACTTACAACAACAATGGATTTAAAACAAAGAAAACTAAATCGTTCTGAATGGAACTCTATTGAGGTCGCTGTGCCTAAATCAGAAATAGATGTGTTACGTCTTATTATTGCTGGCTTTAGCGATGTCAATATTAGAATTAACAATAACAATTCTATCTTTACGTTTTTAAAGATAGAATACAATGAAAAAATGGAAGACCAATTGTATAATAAATATTTGCGTGAAAGAGTTGAAAAAATCGAAACTGAGGTTAAAAAATTAAATCTTGAGTATAAGGCTATGAAAATTGACAACAAAGATAAAATTAATTCAGCGGATAAAATACGGCTAGAAAGATATGATGAAAAAACGCTTAAAAAAAATGATATATATGAATTCTTGCTTTTGAATCATATTGAGAAAATCTTACATTATTCTCCAAAAACTGAATGCGTAAAGTTATTTAGTTTTCATTACTATACTCTTTACAAATTGATTAGAAATAATATTGCCAGATTAAATCGTCACATTATCGAAATTACGAATAGAGTATTAAATTTGTTCGAAGTAAATATTAATATTTCTGTTGTTATTGAAAATGCAGTTGAGTTTATTGAGAAAAATGATAGTCTTTTAAAATACAACGACCTTTGTCTTTACGAACATCAAAAGGAAATATTTACTGCTTTTAAAAATGAAACGCCCAAACTTGTATTATATATGGCGCCAACTGGAACTGGAAAAACGCTTACACCAATTGCTTTATCTGAAAAGAAAAGAGTGATATTTGTTTGTGCTGCAAGACACGTTGGGTTAGCTTTGGCGAAAGCGGCTATTTCGGTTAATAAAAAAATAGCCTTTGCGTTTGGATGTGCAAGTGCTGATGATATTAGATTGCATTATTTCGCAGCCAAGGTTTTTACAAGAAATAAACGCACTGGTGGGATTGGAAAAGTTGATAATAGTGTTGGCGACAATGTTGAAATAATAATTTGCGATATTAAATCATATTTACCTGCAATGTATTATATGCTTGCCTTTAATAAAGCGACTGATATGATAATGTATTGGGATGAACCTACTATTACAATGGATTATGGAGAACACGAATTTCATACCACAATTAGAAAAAATTGGAAGAAAAATTTGATACCTAACGTTGTATTATCGTCTGCGACTTTACCCAAGTTGAATGAGTTGTCTGAAACCATACCCGACTTCTTAAATAAATTTCCTGGAGCTGAAATTTGCAACATTGTAAGTCACGATTGTAAAAAATCTATTCCTATTATTAATAAAGACGGCTATGTAGTACTACCTCATTATTTAAATGGAAACTATGATGAAATGATAGTGACCGCTAAACATTGTCAAAACTATTTGACTTTACTCAGGTATTTTGATTTAAAAGAAGTGGTTGACTTCATCTCATACGTTCTTAAAAATAATTTATATAAACCAAAAATGAGATTGGAGAGACATTTCGAAACGTTAAATGATGTAAATATGAAAAATATAAAAATATACTATGTTGAGCTTTTGCAAAATATTGTTAGAGAAAATTGGAGAATAATTTATTCACATTTTACAAATAATAGGGTTCCAAGAATTATTGAAAATGATAAAATTGACCCAAAAGGAAATAAAATTACTAAAAGCAGAAGTCTTGGTCCTAGTTTGTCTAGAAGCGAAACAATGGCTGGAACACCATTAACAAGATTAAATAGCGAGCAAGTTTCTTATTCAACTAGACTACTTGAAACTGTTAAAGGAACTTCTGGCGCTTATGTTACCACTAAGGACTCGTATACTTTAACAGACGGTCCAACTATATTTATATCAAATGAAATTGAAAAAATAGCTAAATTTTGTATTCAACAAGCTAATATTCCGGCTATTGTTATGGATGAAATAATGAAAAAGATTGACTATAATAATGCAATTAATGAGCGTTTGCATTTATTAGAATCTGAAGTAGAAATTATTAAAGAGCAAGCTGATAAAAAAGTTAAGAATGAAGTCTCTGGATTTCACGCCGGCGTAAAAGTAAATAGTAGAAATAAATCATCGAAGGATTCAAAAAAAATAAATAGAGAGACTGATGAAGAAAAAGAAAGCAAAGGCGAAATTGGCAAACTTACAAATGAAATAAATTCTCTTAGAGCAATGATTAAATCGGCGACATTAAATGACACATTTGTTCCCAATAAAAAAATGCACTTGGACAAATGGGCTGAAGAACTAGAAACGAAAGGGGCTTTTACTAGTAATATTGATGAAAATATCGTTAGTGATATAATGGCTCTCAATGGCGTAGAAAATTCTTGGAAAGTGCTTCTTATGATGGGAATTGGTGTGTTTATTAATCACGAAAACATTACTTATACAGAAATTATGAAGCGACTTGCAGATGAACAAAAGTTGTATATGATTATAGCTTCAAGTGATTATATTTATGGAACAAACTATCAATTTTGTCACGGTTATTTAAGCAAAGATTTAGATTTAACACAGGAAAAAATTGTTCAGGCTATGGGTAGAATTGGTAGAAATAATATTCAACAAACTTATACAATTCGTTTCAGAGACGATGCACAAATTTTCAAGTTGTTTACTTCTGAGACAGACAAACCTGAGATTATAAATATGAATATATTATTTAATACTCGTAAGCTAATTTGGCAGGATAATGGGTATGTTGAAATTCAAGACGAAGAAGAACCGTTGGACGATGATGATTCAAATGAAGAAGAAGAAGAATATGAAGAGGAAGAGGAACTGGAAAATGATGTAGAAAATTAAATATAATTTTATAAACTTTATTCAAAAAATAAAAAATAAAAAATAAAAAATTTTTTATTTTTTTTTGTAAATAAAATATAAATTTTTATATTACATAGTTTTACACATATTTATCATTACGTAATATATTTGAAGGCGTTTCAAAAAGTACAATGATAATTTTATTTACATTAATCAATATCAATGTCAATATTATTTATAACAATTAAATTAAATTCATTATGCATATTAAATATTTCTCTGAGTCTCACATAAAAAGCCAAGTTAGTATAAACACCATTAAATTTCTCTCTTACAGTTGTATTAAAATCTCCAACAAATGCAGGAGCATCTTCTGCAGCTCTTATTCCAGGTATATTTTGTCCAGCTTCCACAATTTCTATTTCTTGATTTGGGTCAATTTGAAACGTTTCATAAGCTTTATTTTTTGCAAATGTAATAAAATTTTTAGTGCAAATATACGTTGGAACTTCGAATATAGCATTTTCACCAGTATGAGCGACTTTAAAATAAATCAATGCGATTTCGTGTTGCGTATTTATTGTTGTCATTTTTGAGTATTGTTAATTTAGTTTAAATTAAGTTACTTAAATTAGTTTGTTTCAATTTTATATTTATATTAAAGGAGTCATAAAACTTATAATTTCTTTGGCTACATTTAAATCAAATAAATAATTATTTATGTCTTCATCTGGGGGAGGTGGTGGCATATCGCTACACTGGATTGGTGTTGATTCTTGGTATGTGTCAGTCGTATCGATTTTATTTATTTCATTTTCTTTTTCTTCATAAAGCATCAAGTAATTAACTTTCTCATCCATACATGTTTGAACCTCTCTATACCTAGTTTTTCCATCATAATCTAAACAATTTGTTATTGTTTCATTATTTTCATTTGTAAAATAGTCATATCTTCCACTGCTATCACGATAACCATAATTTTGACTGCTTACATATGTTCCTAGAAATTTTTCAGAATTAGGGATTATAGTGCCGATTTCATCACAAGTTTCTAAATTGTATTCGTACGTGCCAAAACGAGGTCTCTGAACACGTAATGTTTCATAGCTTTTTCCTACTACAAATTTTTTTTCATTTTGAAAGAACTTAGGTTTAATTGATTCGGTCATCATAATAGTATATAATTGTTATTTATTTAAATGTATTTAAACAAATAATTTATATTTTTATTTTGTAAAAATAAGTTTTTAAATAAAAAATTGAAACGAAATCTTGTAGTTAAACAAATTTTAAAATAAGCTGTTTTGTAGTATAATTAATACAATATTTAAAATGAATTTGTTTATTCTTTCGCTTATTCAGAGAGAAATTGCGCAATATATGATGGATAAACATGTTAGTAAAATATTGCTGGAAGCTGTACAGATGCTTTGTTCAGCGAAAAGAGTTTTGGACCCAGACGACGAGGTAAATGACCGAATATATAAACTTGCACATAAAAATCACCCTGTTACAATTTGGTGTCGTAAAAGTAAAGCGAACTTTGTATGGACACTTGACTTGGTTGAAGAATTACACAAAGAATGGAGGTTTCGTTATGGACACACAGAAACAAAATTTCATAAATCTTATTTGATGTCTTTGATTTTGAGAGAAAATATACCTAGTGATGATAAATTTGAAGCAGAAGGATTAACTACTTTTGCTCTTGCTATGCCAGTTGAATACAAAACTGAAGACCCTGTTGAATCTTATAGAAATTATTATATGTCTGATGAAAAACAAAAAATAGCTACTTGGAAGAAAAAAAGAGAGAAACCTGAATGGTACAAAGTTATATAATTTATAAATAAAAGTCAAGAAAAAGTGTGGAAAGTTGAGAAAAAATTATAAAACTTTAGTATTTCATTTTTAAAGTGAACTTTAAAAAAAATTGAAATACTTTTTTATACTTGATGTAAGTCAGCTTTATATTTCCTAGTTTCGCAGTATTTAATACATTCTTTACAATTACAGATATTTATACTTTAAAAATGGCATTTGTTAATGAATTTGAATATAATCAATTTTATATTAATTTAAAAGCAGAAAAAATAGTTAAGTATATTAATGAATATTTAGCTGATATAGAATTGTCTGTCTTCTCCAGTGACAATGTGGAGTTAACTGAATTAACTTACGACCCGCTGTACGACGAGTTTTTACCACACGGCAACGCAAGTCATATGTGGAAAATTGAATTAAGTTATGATGATGACTCTGCACGTTTATTCTTCAACTACGACACTTTCTATGCAGCGCCAAGGTATGAAATTTTGATTTCATTTTTAGAAGGTACAGATGATGAGCCTAGCTTTATTGACTTTACTAATAACAGCAACGTCCGCAGTTATTTTTGTGACAGCATAATTAAACAAATTAAATGCCTTCTTAAAAAAGAAGAGAAAGCAACAGAAAACAGATATTCTGAGCGTGAGCCTTTATTAATTTTAATTAATGGCTGCGTAATTAACTATCACGATTTTGATGACGTAAATTTAGAACAGGCGCAGACAGAAAAAATGACATCAAAAAAACGCTGCGTTTTAGAAAATCCGTGGTTTCAAAGAGAAATTTTAGAGCATTTAGACCATAATGATAATACAAGTATTGTTTCTGAATTTCTTATAAAATGATAAATATAAAAAAAAATAAAAAAGTGGGTTTCTATTAATTGCTGTAAAACCCCATAAACGTGGGTCATCCCTTTTTTTACATTCTATAAGTTTGTATTATGACATAAATAGCCTTATCGGCTTCTTCTTGGTAATAACGGTAAGATTTATTTATATCAAATATAATATAATAGTTTGATTTATATTTAATATTAATTAAAATATTCAATTTTTTAAATTAAGTTTTCCTTTCAATAATACAACTTGCTATCTAATTCTTTATAATAAAATCCATTATATGGAATATTATTTTTTAAAGCTTTTGCTAGAGTTTTGTCGCTTATAGAGAGAGATTTAATGCAATCGTATTTACAAGCAAATGCCTTAATTAAAACATTTTCAGTGTCAAATTGACCTACGCCATTTTTATATAATAAAGGTTCACCATTTTTTTCTTCAAACGCTTCTCTCAAAGTTTCGTGACAATCATCATATAATCTATAATAAAACCCTTTTGTTAAAGTATAATTTTTAACTGGATTATCTAATGCTGAACTTGACTCATAACCATTAAAATGTGCAGCAGTTTTTCTGTCTAAATATACATTTGTAATTTCAGTTTTTTCACTATTTAATTTTGCTATATAACCTAAGCTTTGAACTTTAGTTTGTTTTGTTGGATTAATACTATGAATAATGTTTGGGTCTAAATTTCTCTCAACAAGAAGCCAACGAAACCCACAATAGATAGTATTTTCTTGAATTGCCTTCATTATACTTGGTCGTTTAATGTTCTTATCCTCATTCATTAATTCTGTTACAGATTCATAAACCTTTACAAGTTGTAGATTCTCTGGATTAATTTTTTGTAACCGCGGACCTAAGTTTGGAATCTGTTGATTAAAACCATTAACTAGTTTAGTTTCTTTTTCATTAAGTTTGCTTAAAATTAGTTGGTTAGTTTTTTTTAGTTCAGACATTTCACACGATAAGCTAATAATTAGTTGTTTTAATTCTGTTATTTCGTTGGTAGAATTTGATTGAATTATTGGTTGATTTGAATTTATTTTTAATTTTAATAACTCATTCTCAATTAATAGTTCATTAATTTTATATTTATAGTTATCAATATTATCTTCAATAATTTTTAATAATATTTTGTACGTTAAATTTTTACCGACTAAAAATAATTCATTTTCCTTTTCGTGACCTTTTAATGTTTTGTATTTATTTGGATAAATTAAATTATGATTATGTATAAAACTTTCAAAATCTTTGCTTTTGTCAACGGCGAAGCAATTTAATAAAAGACATTCTCCATAATTAGTTTTATGTTCATTATATCTATTTAAAACACCTTTTTCGCTATGACCAATTTTTATTATGTATTCGCCATTTTTGAATGTTTTAACTTTAATAATGTAAACTAATGGTCCTGAATTTGCATATTCTTTTAATAAAAAAATTTCATTATCTAATTCTTTTTGTTTAATTAATTTTTCTTCTAATTCTTTATTTTTGGTGTTTTCTAATTGTTCTAATTGTAATTTAAGTTCATTACTTTCTTCAATTAATACTTCTTGTAAAATTTCTTCTAGCTTGATAAAATATTCATGAATTTCATCTGCCTTTTTTGTTCCTGCTTTTAAACAAAATTTTTTAAATGTATCAACATTTAACATAAATATTTCTTTATTATGACCACCTTTTGTATTAGTTGTTTGCTTTTGTTGTAACAAAAGCGATTTTGTGTAATCTACATTAATAATAAATTGTTTTTCTAACAATATTTTAGCATTTACTTTTTGACTAAATCCTAGCCATTGCCATACATTATCTAAATCAATAACAAAATCTTTTGTCTTGTCATACTTTAAATAGCAGTAAAAGCTGGCTAAAAATATTTGTTGCTCATATGCAGTGAAGCTATTTTTCACTTTTTCAATCATTTTTGACTGATAATTACCAGTAAATTTGGTAATAGGGTTGCTTTCAATAAGGTTTACGATGTCAACGCTCATTTTATAGATTTATTGGAGAGAAGTCTTTAAATTAGTTTTTTGCTTTAATAATTAAAAATCAATGAATTAATTATTAAATTTAATAAAAATATATGAGACGATAAATCGTAACAAAATATTTAGTTGGAATACGCGAGCCCTCCCATACCACTCATAATTCTCAAAACGTTGTAGTTGGTAGCATAGACACGGACCTTGGCAGTTTTTGTTCCTTCAACTGTAGCATTTGAGAGCACAAGTTGGAGTGTCGCGTTATCAATTCTGGAGAAGTTGCACGTGCCTGATGGTTGGTGTTCCTCAGGGCGGAGGGCGAATGAGTAGACATTGATACCTTCATCAGGGTTTCTGGTGTGGGCTTGGTAAGGTTGGACCCAAGAGAAGTATGAACCTTCACGCTCAGAGAAGCGGTCTTGGCCGTTAAGTTGGAGCTTAGCGGTGACAACTGGGTTTTGGCCCCAGCAGTGCATATCCAAAGAGGTTTCAGAGAGGACGAATGTACCAGCATCAGAGACACCAGAGTTCTCAAGGTGAGGAGAAGTTGTTCCAGATTGAAGAGATGCGATGACGGAACTTGAAAGACCAGTGGTGTTCAAAGAAACTTGTGGTCCGCCAATGTTGGGTTCATTGTAAGGGTTGGAAGGACCGTGCCAATATCCAGTCCAGTTTTGTGGGAAATAAGAATCGACGGCACCAGCGTCTTGGAAGAGACCTTGGGCATCAATGTAAGCACGGGAATCAGCAGCAACGGATTGAGGACCTCCGAAAGCGTGGATAGCGTTAGGAAGAGCATCAATGGCATCAGTGTAGTTAAAGGGTTGAGCACCGAGAACCTTGAAAAGG